GGTGTTCGCCTCGGCTTTCGCAAAGAAGGAGAAGACTGATGAGTATGACAGGGGCAAAGCTCAAAGAAGATTTTGACTTGCGTTGGGGCCGCTTCCGTCGCTTCATCGCAGCAAATCCGCTGACCGGATTTTGGATCGGGGTGGCGGCTGGAGCCGTCGCCGGGTATCTCGTCGGACAGGTGATCTAATGCGCTGCGCCTGGAGTCAATACGAACGTATGCAAGAGGCGTACCCAAACGCACTTGTGTGTGCTCGGCAATCGAGTGAACTGCGTGCGCCTGAACGCGCAACGCTTAAGAATCTCGAGCGACTCCAGGGTGCAGTTGCCATTCGGTTTCAGTACGTCCGAGAAGATCGAGACATCTGGCATGTTCACAAGGTTGAGAACGCTCTTATCAAAGGCGACTGCGATGATCTCGCTTGGACTGTGCTGGAGCAGCTTCTTGCCGAAGGCTGGCCAAGGGAACTGCTGTGGTCTGCAATTGTCAACACCGACAGCGTGGACGGGTTTACTCCGCACATGGTAGCTGTGGCAGATTTGGTTGATGGCAAACGCTACGTCGCGGCTGACTCCAAAAGGATGCTTGTGCATCCGATTGAGAAGAGTCGTCATACATTTTATATGGCTATGAACATGGCAAGGCTTGGGCAAGTTGAGCTTAGGAATTTGAAGGACTCGTGAGATGGCAAACGCAGTCAAAGTTATGATGACTGAGGATGATGATAATGTCGTCTGGAACCCTGCGCGCGTCTCGTGGATGCTAGGCAACATTGCGTATATCGCTTTCACTGTATGGGCCATGATGGACATGAGCTGGACGTTCGATCCACAAGCCTTCGGAATTGGGTGGGGCGCGGTGAATGCTGCTGGCGGTGGCGCAACGATGTGGACAGAGAAATGATTCCTTTGCCTTGGAAACTCTTGGGCGTTGCGCTGCTAGTTGCCGCAGCTATGTTTGCGTGGCAGCGGCAGTACAACCGTGGTTACGCCGCAGGTCGCGCGTTCGAGCAAAACCAAAACCAAATCGCACTAAACCGAGCAGCTATTGTCTTGAAAGAAGCTGAAGAGGATTGGTTTTGGCGCAGCTTCAACATAGGTATGCGCTTAGCAACGCAGCAAACAAAAATAGAGGTCGTGACCAATGTCATCCGAGAGGAAATACCAATCTACATCACGCCGGAGGTGGATACCCAGTATCCTCTACCTAATAGCTTTGTCTGGCTGCACGACGCCGCCGCCAGTGGTCGCTCCGTTGCCGAACTTCCCTCCCGTCCCGGCGAACCTGCTGGAGTCGCCACGGAATTTACGTTGTCTGATACCACTCAATTGCTCAACGCCAACTACGCCGTCTGCAAGTACAACGCCGCCCAACTAGAAGCGTTGCAACAATGGGCTCGAGATATGGAAGACTGGTGGGCAGAACTCCGCGAGTCTTGGCCTAATGGAGGGTAAGAATGGAGTTTGGCAGGGGGCTTTATAATCTTGTGCGAATTTTTTGGCACGGCATCGCACCGCCTAAGAAGAACGAGTATGAGACTGACGAGCATTACTACTGGAGACTAGGCATAACTGCCTACTGGATGATTGGAGGACTAATTGTGATCTGGCATGTCACGAGAGCCGCTGGCTTTCACGCCATCGTGCTCAGCTGGTTTGGCCTAATGGGCTCTCCCGGCTACGCGAGTGCAGAGGATATTGAGGGACTCAATGCCAATCTCAATCGAAAGACTCATGGTATTCAGATGAGTGTAAACGAGACAAACATGAGATTGGATCGCCTGGAGGGGAGTCTCATAGTCTCTGCAATAAGCTCCCTTCGAAGTGACTATTGCGAAGCGGTTCGCCGAAATGATATTGCTCTTGCGGAGTCACTTTACTCTCAGATTGAGATTTTGCGGCGAGATTACGAACAGGCAACGCAACGAGAGTATCCCGTGCGTGGGTGTCTGTGAGTTTGCTAGCGAGCCTCCTCCCGGTGGCCCCCGCTGGCAAGAGGGGGAGAGTGGTTGGCGTTCCTACTCTCCCCCTCACCCGCTTGTCCCACATTTGCAAATCAAATATGTGACGAGTCTCATTCAGTCCAGTTTCGCTTGATCCATCGCTCCGGGGACGTAGTGAGACGATTGCCCCCATTGCGTTAGCAATCCGCTCTTAACTGCCACATCGAAGACCCGCTGGATACGGTCGCTGGTGACTCTAGTCGAGAGCCACTTGATGATCGCAGTATCTGGGATGGGTTTCTTTGTTTTGCTGTATGCGGCCCAAACTGTCGCCCGAAGCTCGCCGAGGAGTTGTTCGTCACTCTGGCGTGACATCTCGCGGAAGATGTCTGGCATTGTGCGCTCCGCGTCTTGCATCCAACCACGAACTCGCTCTATGTCTTGCCCTTCGATCTTGAGGGAGCCTCTGGCAGTAGCCGCTGTGATGGCGAGTTTCAGAATAAGTTGCGGACGGCGAGAGTTGTAATGGCGCAGCTTGGGGTGATCCGGCTTCGGGTCGAAACCACTATCTCTCCACTTACGATACTCCGTTTTCGCGCTGTCCTCAATCGGCATTTCCCCGTAGAGTTCTTGAAGGGCGCTCAGCTTCTTTGCAATGGCTTTGCGCTTTTCTTCGAACGACTCTCGCACAGCAAAAACATCCCAGTCCTTCGGACCTTCGGCGGCGTAGATCATGAGCATCCGCGACATGAAGCCCATGCCCCAGGCTTCCTCTGGAAGCAGGTGAGCTAGGAAGTCCGGCTGCGAACCGCAAAGCAAATTCAGCTGTGGCGCAGTAAGCTCTGCGCTTTTACTCACTCGTCGCTTCTCTTCGAGATGTGGGGGATTGTTGTAAATGCGAATGAGGAAGGAGAGAAACTCCGTGTCATGCGCTGGAACAAGCACGCCGAACTCTTCGGCAGCGATGGCGACGGAGGAGTATTGAATGATCTTCTTTCCGTTCTCCTTGAGAAGATCGCGCTTGCTTAACTCGATGAAATCGAGCAGGGCGGACTTCGTCAAGCTGTCGGGAGATACTTGTAGCCAGTTGCCTTCTCGCCAAAGGTCTGCAACGGTGTCAATAACTTGCCCCTTGCCTATGCCTGGAATGGCAACAAGCATCGTGTAGAGATTAGGGAAACAAGGCCCCGCCCCGGTTGTTACCCACACTCGACGCTCTAACGATGCTGCCACCGCTGTTATCCCTCCCCATAGACGAAAGTTTGTAGGAGAGTTAAGACCGTCCGTGTAGTCGAGGAACTGCTCGACTAAATCCATTTTAGAAAACTCGGTTGAAAATGTCTGTTCTTGTTCTAGTGTCAGGCTTGTCTAGTGAGAATTTCTTCAGTCCATCAGGGTTTCCTTTCGGATCGTAGTTGCCCAGGTTCCAGCCGATCTTGGCCTCGCCTGGGACAATCATTTTGCGAAAGCCGTAGTCCATGACGATTTCGATCTCTTTAAGTGCCCAGGATATGATCCAGTTTTCATCCTCTGGGCGGTATAGGAAATAGACTGCGTCGTGGACTTGCGCCAGCAGCCGGATGCGATCCTGCAGCCCCGCTTTGCTCCACAAGCGATAAAGGCCGAGGTTCATACGGTCTGCGCTGGTGCTTTGCGGAATGAAAGCAATCGCTTCGCGGAGCGTAGCATCGTCGCGTGGACGGCCAAAGAATTGACGAGTTCTGCCGAAAGGGGTGGTCAGGACTTGCTTGGTTTGGATTTCCTGGGCAGTCCAGCGGAACCAGCGCGGGAACGCAGGGAACGCTGTGTAGTAGCGTTGCTGGAAACTCTTAGCCACGGCGATGGGAATTTTCAGCGCGCGACTCATGGTGAAAGGTGTGGTCATGTAGTTGGATGCGTGGCCTCCTCGTTTGGCCATATCGCGATAGCTAAAATTCCGGTAGAAGGTACGATCTGCAATCTCACGGTTGCCCCGCTTGTCTCCAGGCCATCCGAGATCAGGCCAGACCATAGTGGCAACTCTCGTATGTATATCGCCACTTTCGACGGCATCAAGGTAAGTCCAATCTCCGAGCACGAGTCCGTGTATGAGTCCAACATCATGGCTCTCCGTTTGTTCGAGGTCAATTCCACACATTTTCCAGTCATCATCCGCAGTGAAGACTCGCCGAATTGAGACGCGGTCGCCAGAGGCTACTTCGTCAGTATCCTTCTGCAAATTCTGCATATTGTTGCCGGAGCCGGTAGCACTCTTCGAGGACGAGAGTCTTCCAGTTTCTGTCCCGCCGATGTTGTATGAAGTTCGCATCCGCTGGTCAGAATCAACTTGCGTCTGCAAGACATTGCGTTGCTTGTGATAGTCTCGAAGGCATAGGATCACTGAGATGATCGGACGCACATGAAAATACGCTTGGAGCTTTTCCAGGGTCTCTCGATTAGTCGAGACTTTCTTCTTACCTTTCTCCCGAATATGCTGCTCCGGGATTTTCATGGCGTCGTAGAAGAAATCCTTGAGTTGCTGAGGGGAGCGAGGGTTGAGCGGTTTCCCCCACATCGAGACGGCAAGTTTCATGAGCATGAATTCGAGCCGGTCAATTCGCTGGGTCAGCAACTCGATGCCCTTACGCCGCTCGTACTCGTCAATGCGGATGCCCCGCAGCATCATGTCGAGGATCGGCGCTTGCAGGGCGCGGCTGAAATCGTAGGTCTGCGACTCATGGCGCGGCAGATTCTGGAGTTCTTCCAAAACTTCAACCGTGAGACAGCAATCGAGACCGTTATAGATTTGACGCTGGGCTTCAAGGCCAGAGCGGGAGTTTAATTTGTGGGTTTCAATTGTGGGCACTATTTTAGCACTCCCTTAACATGGAGCCAATTGAAAATTCGACGCATGGCATAGCCTCGGAAGATCGACCAGATCGTGAAGATCGAGACAATGATGAAGTTGCTCGCATGAGTGACAGCGAAGCCGAACAGTGGCAACACAAGCAGCCCGAGAATGTAACTGCCGATAAAGCCTACGGCTGTGTTGGAGACAACCTCGAGAAGACTATGCCTGCGGCGTTGAGACATGCCTGCTCCTTTCGATCTCTTTCTTCACACAATCGGCAAGGGCTAGGATTAAATCTGCCATTTCTTTGGAACTCATGTATTGACCAGACCATGCGATGCTGTAAGTTCGCTTAACTCCGTCGCTGCATTGGCAGACAATACTCAATGCCCGTCCTCGAGACAAATCCGGGCTGCCAGGATTTTCGATGGTATTTTCTGCGTAAAGGTTCCAAGTTGGAAGGTTTCTTGCTCTTTCAGACATGATAACCTCTATTCATCAGTCCGCACTCGCCAGCGCGTTTGGGGTTATGGACAAGTTTTGCAGACTGTCTGACATATTTGTGCCCACCAGTCTCTGTTACAACTATACTCTCAGTGCCTTCCTCCACGAAAGGGTGGGAAGTCCATCGCCAAAGCATACACCTTGAACCTAGGCAGCGCTGGGGGCCTTTCACTTGTATGATCGGACAGTATTTGTCTTTAGCTTCTTCCTCAGTCATCTCTCTTAAGTTCCTCCCTGTGGCGCATCAGTTTCCAGCTGGCCTCGTTCGTGTAAACACTCCCAAGGAAGCCGAGACCCTTGGGCAGTTCCGGGTACATAGCGTGATGCATGAGCATTGTGTCATGCTTGAAAGCGCGGAGCGCAATCTTGGCTCTCCAGAAATACTGAATATCATAGAGTCCATTCTGGAGAACCTTCGGAATGTCGCTCTCGCAAAGGCGCTTGACTGCTCGCCACGCTCGGGCCTCGGTTTTCACATCTGGCCAGTACGGATCAAAGGTCTGGTTGTCGAAGAACGGGACGACGAGTGCATCGCTGCGCGACCGCGCAAAGCCGACCATGTCGATCAGTCCGCGAGTTGTCTCGGTATCCACCCCCAAGGCCGCTGGCGGTGACGCGAGTGTCTCGTTGACCCAGTCTTCGACCTCGTCGATAGTTGGGGAGACTATGATTTTGCGCGCTGGATAGCGAATTTCAGGGAAGCGGCCTTCGTGTCGAGCCTTCGCCATGTCGGTGGATAGGATCACCCGATTTTGCCATTGATAAAGGACATTTGCGGGGTGATAGGCGGGCAATACCTTCACGGTAGGGCATAGGACGCCGGGGGAAATCGCGCCGCGTATGGCGCTTATTTTCGTATTTTGGACGGTGGCCCAAGCGGCAGTATTTCCAAGAGCTACAACAAGGTTTCTCGGAAAAGCCTCGATCTCTTGCCGAAGGCGCTCAAGTTCCCCGAGGTACTCCGGCAGCACATAGTGCCCCTGCTTTAACGGCGGGAGCGGGTAATCCTTCGGCACGTCTGCACGCTTTCCGCAGAACGTTTCGATCTTATTGTCCTGCGGGCGAAAGGCGAAGACGTTTGTAGTCATAATCTCGGTACGACGCTTCCACCAGTACCACAGCATTGTACTGTTCAAGTAAGGCTCAGGCGACGGCGGTGGCTCCTCTACGAGGCCGACCTCGTTTAGGATGCGAGCAAGCTCCATCCCCGACCACCCAACGAACGGGAAGCCGAGGACTTCCTCGTTCTTTCCCCAGGCTTCGCCGACGAGAACAATCTTGGCGTCTTGCGCTCCGCTTGTGTGCTTGAATGGTGGGGCTGGAGTGTGAGTCATATCAGACGCTCTGCGAGCATCGCCTTGAAGAGCAGAGCGTAGACGATCAAGTCGTCGACTCGCCCTTCGATTGGTTCCATTCGATCTCGGCTCTTGCCTTCACGCTGGTCTCGAATGTACTGCATGATAGCATCCCAGTGCTTCGCTGTGTGTACAGCCCAAACACTCTCCATCGGGAGTCCGAGGCTGTTTCCGATGCGGCGGAAGTTCGCGAGACGATCTTCATCCCCGGCGTACTCACCGCCTTTCTTCTTAGAAAGCTCCCGAATTTTCACGATGGTGTCCTCGATGATTTTATCGAAGTCTGCGTGAGAGAAGACTGAAGGCTTGGGCTCCCCCTCGTCTTCGAGCGGCCCTTCATGTTCGCGTAGATACTCGAAGCCCTTGTGAGTGATATAAAAATTACCATTGACAGAGTTCATTTCCAGATAGCCACTTCCTACCAGGAACTCCAATGCTTGATTGGTAGCAGCGTCTCGGAAGATAAGCTTATCGTGGTAAATGTCATAGAGTATAGCGTACTCTTTATTGGCCATAGTAATGTCGTTGTTGCTCATGATTTGCTCACTCCTCTTAGCGTTCTAAACGAACGCAGGGCACTCTTTGCGCTCTCGAAGTATTCCATTTCCATTTCGAGTCCAAGGACTTGTTTTGCGCCCAGCGATTCCGCCGCGCGCAAAGCACTCCCGCCCCCACAAGTGGGGTCTAGGAGGCGAGTTGTCTCGTCAACGAACATCTGGAAGAAATGTCTCAACATCGGCTCCGGCTTTGTGCTCGGGTGGAATCGTTTGTCGGTCGGAGCGTCGTAGATGTCGGAGACTGGCTTCACGACTTGCCGATCATCGCGGTAGCCGAAGATGGCAGTCTCGTAGATGTGGCGTGGGCCTCGGCGTGGGTCTTGCATGATGCCCACATTGTCAGTCTTGTGCCAGATGAGCGGCACTTCCCAGAACTCGATCTCCGGGACTATGTCCGCGAACATCTCCATTGTCGCGACTTGGCGCACCGGATCGGCTGGAAGCCAAAACATGATGTGCATACTCTCCGTCGCTAGACGATCCATGTTCTCGCAGAGGCAACGCAGCAAGTCCCAATAAATGTCCTCATGCGTGTCCTCATAGGTTTTCCAAGACCTACGCCCGCCGAAGTTTCCGCCGAAGACGTTTACTCCGTAAGGAAAGTCGCAGTGGATGAAATTGAATTTTTTGCCTGTGTAGGTGGGTGCCCATTCGAGGAAGCTCGCAAGCATGAGAGACTCTTCTTGGGTCTCGACTTCTTCTGGAAGCTCGAACTCTTCATCTTCCTCGGCATCGCTTTCAGCTTCACCGTCGGCGCTTGGCGCTTTAACTGGTTTGCTACGGACTGCATCGAAGATGGTGCTTCCGGCCTCGATGATGTCACTCATGGCCTCGGAAATTTTCCGGTCGTCCAGGCGGCGGAGTATGTTATACGCTGGGCGAACGCCGCCAGCAAGTTTGATCCGAGGATTGTCAAGGTCCTTCGCTACGCGGAGATAGACATTGACTTGGCTGGTGTGAATGGACAGTGCATCAGCGGTTTTAGTCTGGTTCCAATTGGAGTCCATTTGCTCGTAGAGTTGGTGTATCTGATACACTGCGAGCGTTTCGTCGCGCCAGTCCAAATCGCGACGCTTGAGGTTTTCCTCCAGCTCGATAATCTTCGCCTCGGTTACGGACAAGTCCTCAAAGAACCGACAAGGAATGTCTGGCAAGCCGAGAGCTTGGCTGGCGCGGAAACGACGCTCCCCAGCGATTAGGTTTCGATCCATGTCGATAATGATCGGCTGGATCACTCCATGCTTTGCAATGGATGGTTCCAGATCACTTGTATCAACTTCTTTCCGCTGCCGGTCGTCGGCAACTATTATTTCTTCAAGCTTAACTCGCTTATACTTGTTAGTGGCGGGCATGGGTTGCTCCTCAGGCGGTTCTTGGCGGCAATGCGCAATGCTGCTGCATCGGTGCGCTTCCAAAATGAAGTTGTCTCGCGGATTTCAGTCAGTTCCATTCCGCGCAGTTTATCTGCGCTCCCAATATAAAACGGGATCATTCGCTGGCAATCGATCGGGTTGCTCTTGAGCCATCGCTCGTAATCTGTACGATTTAGAGCCAATATGGCTATGTAGTTTCTTCGTGACATAAATCCCCCAAGTGGGGGAGATCGGCGGGGTATTAACCGATCTCCCCCAAGAGTACAAGGGCGAGGTGAGGCCTCAGGCGCCCTTGACACTCCCAAGCGTGTTGATGAAGCCGCTGCCGTCATTATTCGGCTGGCGCTGAACTTCCATGAGGATCGCCTTGTTGACAATCTCCGGCATGACCGCGTCAAGAGTGCGGCCCTTGGTAGTGATGTCGGAGAAAGACTCAAGAAAGTTCTTCAACATGAAGCGAGCATTTTCCGTCAAATAGAAATCCGAGCGGAACTGCTTCTTCGACAAGTCGATTGGGGGATCGGCGTTGTTGTACTCGTCCATATCAACGTCACTGCTCGGAGCGGTAGGCTGGCAGTGAATACGAACAAACGGCGTTTTCTTCTGCGAAGACTCTCCGAACTCGAACGAGACGGCGATGCCCTCGTAAGTCCCCGGCGGAAGTGTCGGGGGTGGTTTGATCTCATCAATAGGAACATTCATGAGTTTCTGGAAATCAGCTGTCATTTCTTTCTCCACTTGTGGTTGGTTGGGGCTGCAGCCCCTCTGCATTTGGACTTTCGCCCAAATCTCTTGGAACAGCTACGAAAACCGTGCTGCTCAATTTGTGTGTAGTGCCGCGCGGAATTTCCCGCCACAGCAGTTTCTGCGCTTTGGCGCTATTCCGGCGCTCTGCGCGGTATGTGTGCGATGCTCGGCTCATTCCGGCCCCTCTCCGCGTACTGCCTTGAAGTAATCCGCAAGGCCAGTTTCGATCTTGTAGCTCGGCGCGATGTTCAATGGTGCGCCGGACTTGAGATTGATGTTCCCGTGAGTCTTGGTGAAGATTTGCCGCATCTCCGATCCAGGGATTTTCTCCGCTAGGAGCATGTGATTGAAGTATCGAGGAATCCTCGGAACAATGGCTCTGCCGATAGCAGCAGGGAAGCCAAAGAGTTGCGCGTTGATCTCGCCGTCTGACGGCAGAGAACCGTCCGCTTTGCTGTATGTGATGTGACTCATCATAATCACATTGCAGACCACGCTTGTGTCGTAGAGCATCTGAAGCATGGACTCGAGATACTGTTGTGCTGCTCCAATGTCGCGTCGCCACTCGTTTTGCGTTCGGACATTGATGAGTGCGCCGTTAAGTTGAAGATGGAAATTCTTTGCTGCGGTCCCAAGGGAGCCAAGAGAGTCCACGACGAGTACATCATTTGGCGTCCAAGTGTTGACGTTCCCTGCGTCAAGCGGTTCAGGCTCGTCTGCTTTCCAATTCGTGAGCATCTCGATGCTCTTTTGCCAGACTGTGGCCTTGGCCGGAACAAGGCGACCGCCGAGATTCCTCATAGGCTCGGTTAGAGTCCGATAGGACAAATGCTTGACAGCTTCCTTGTTGTAGGGAGATTTCGGACTGGCCACGAGGTTGACCAGAGCGTCCGCTCCGTTATCAAGGTCAAGAAGTCGCACGTTGTAACCAGCGTCAAGAAGGGAGGCAAGTGCCCCTGTCTTACCTGAGCCGGACTCTCCGAGAAGGAGCATTTTAATGGGTTTCAAAAGGGGTTCTCCTGCTGGTTTATGGTTGCTTCTCTAAGTAAAGCCTTCTTATTTCACATTCTCTGGCAGTTCATATTCCCAACTATACAAATCTGGACACTCGTAGGTGACTAAACGTCGCTTAACATTTTCCCGCCACACCACTGTCCCATTAATGTCCATAGGCCACCAACAATAGTAGTCGTGCCATTGGCGGCAGTCTTGCTTTGGTCGCGATGCCCACCTCAAATCAGAGTTCCCCACGAACTTGTAGCGGGTCCCAAATTCGCTTAACGAATGATCCTTTGAGCCATTCCTGACGAACGCTTGGCGGTCGGCGGCAGATTTCGCGGAAGCCGCAGTTGAAGCACGCCTTGTCATTCTGCGGCCAGAACTGCGCTTTGGCATATGCCTCGGCCTGACGAAACATCCACTCGAGTCCTTGATACCACTCGTCGAGTTGTTCATCTGTGCGATGAATAAATTCTCGGCGGAAGCGGGAGAAAGTCACGCCAATCTGTGCGCCTTCAATTGCCACTCCTTTGATCGGATTTGGACTGACCACTCTCCCGGCGAAGCTGTAGGTGGACATCTGATTATCCGGTGCGTACTGGGAGAAGTATTTCGAGTCGAGCGCGTGTTTGGTGCTCTTCTTGTCAGTGATGAAAGTTTCCCCATTCATCTCCGCAAGGCGGTCGAGATGGCCACAAAGAATGAACTTCGAGTTCGGTTCTTGCTGCGGCGCGGCTTCCAGCTCAAAGCGGAATGAGACTTCAATGGCAGGCTTGCCGTTGCGAAGGATGATAGTCCGAAGACTATCAGTCTCCGTAGGATGCTGCTCGAGATACCAAATGACTGTGCGGACGAGAGTCTTGCGAGTCTTTGTCGGCTCGTCGCTCATCCAGGGACGGTTCATCTGCGTGTCCCAGGTCTTCTCAAGCACATGGCGGAGAGCCAATTTCACACCTTCGTCATGGGACTTGCCTTCGGCTCTGGCGTGAGCATAGTGCTCGGTCGCGGAGTGATAGAGGATGCCGAATGTCAAATGGGCGTTGCCAATCTTCGACTGCCACCCTTCTATGATCGTGAGTTTGTACTTGTACGGGCACTCCTTAAACGTGCCAATTGAGGTCGAGTCCCATGCCATTTGCAGGTACGGGACGGAGGGAGAGAAGCTCTTGTTGACTGCTGAGGGGTCCATCGGCAGTCTCCTAAAGGTTCAAGTCGTCGAGAGAAATATCTTTCGGAGCAACCTTTTTCGGCTGCGAGGGCGGTCGCTTGCCTTCGGCCTCAGTCTTCTTGAAGGCGGCTAGTGCCTGTCGATTGTGAATGATCATCAACTCGAGTTCTTCATCCGTGATCTCGAGTGGATGCTTTGTGAATATCTCTTCTATTGCGTCAGGACTCACTTCCGCCAGCGGATTGCTGGAGGGTTGCAAGCTCTTCGGCTGTGAGTTCGAGTTCTGGGCGGTTGGGTTCATTTGCCTGTCTCTTCTCTTCTGCTTGGCGTCTAAACGAGCGAACAATACGGCGGACGGCTTTGCTGAAGCCGTATTTATTCGGTCCTCCGAAGTGGTGCATAAGCCACTCGTAATCTGACTCATAAATCAGAACGTGGACTCGTCTCGTCTGTTCTTCCTGTTGGCTCATTTTGCTCGATCTTTTGCTTTACGATCCAGAGTACTCCATCGCGTCCATCGGGCGGGCGTCGAACTGACAGATCATTGAGATCTGGATCGTTCGATTCTCTACGCGCTTGGTAAAGACGAGCCTGGGCAAGTTTGAAGTCACTGACCTCAACTTCGAGGCCCATAGGAGTGCTTAAAGCTTTGTACAGCAGCTCCAATTCTTGCCCAGGCTCAGTCACCAGCGCGAACCCAATCCAAAAACGCTGGTTGAATTACCCGACCGACTCGAGAGCCGTGGTAGTGATGGAGCTGAGCGCGTCCACCGTTTCCTTCGCGAGAGCGCGAACGTCCGGCTTGGCAGCATAAGCGTCGATAAGCTCGTCCAGCTTGCCTTCTTCGAGAGTCTTCTCGTCGATGTTCTGCTTTTTGAGCGCCGCTTTGACAACCTTGCGGGCGATCTTGCGAGCTTCGGCTTCGACCGGATCGCGGGGTGCGCGAGTCTGCCGTTTGCCGCTGAACTCATATCCTTCGGCGTACTCTTCGAACATTTTCCGAATTTCTGCTTCCGACGTTCCCTTTTCCTGCTCTTCCTTCGCAGTCTTGCGGAAGTTATTGCGAAGGTTCTCGCGAAGAGTCTGATTAAGGGCACGAGCTTCGTTTTCGTTGATCTCGTGTCCTTCCGAATAGCGGTCTGCCACTTCAAAGGACAGTCCCGCAATTTCAATGCTGGTCCCGCCAGCGTCCGTCTGTGTCTCTGACATATCTTTCTCCGTTACGTTTTGGCTTTGTTCACGCGGATAATGCGCAAAACACAATCTAAGGCAATCGCCGTGTGTCGTCAATGATTATTTCCCCGCCCGTCACACATTTGCATAACAAAAGTGGGACGAGCGGGGATACCCCCTCAGCCCTCCGACAGGACCGACTTCGCCGCGAGGGACAATTCTAACTCCGCGCGGTTGCAACGATCTTCGCAAGCTGCGAGTTGCCTTCGGGCGAATTCTAGGTCTGCTCGAGCGCTTCGCAGTTCTCCCTCGTAGAAGGATAGAGTGGAGGTTTCTGCCGGAGCATTTGCCTTTTTCTGAGCTTCCTCCGGCCAGGACTGGGCTTCCCCCGGCCAGGGCTTGCTCAGCTCTTTATTGATGCTCTCGATCTTTCGCGTCTCGTCAAGTGCGGCGTTGAGCCTTCTTGTGCGCCATGCCGCCTTAGCTCTGTTGCTCAATTGCTTTCTAGTCAGTTTCGCCATTTGGGTTCTCCTTTTTGTCCATTGGCGGTCTGCCCAATTTCTTTTCAGCGGGCTTGGGCTTTACCCGTAGTTCGAGGCCAAAGACCCCGAGTGCTCTCTCCATCGATGGCAGGTCAGCATTTGCCAGCCCGTTCTTCCATCGGTAGAGAGTATTCCTTGCAATTCTGGCTTTTTCGCAGAACTCCTTCTCTGTCATGCCATCGGCAAGCATCTGCGCGTAGAGCACTTTGGTGATCTCATGCGCCTTCGGTGAAGTTCGATAGGTTTGCCGTCGTCTCAATGCGAGGTTTCTCCCTTGTACCCGTAAAAGTGCTCAAGCAGCGCTTCCAGCACTTCGTGGCTTTCTGTCGCGCGCGCAAGCTCACTGTTGAGCATGGCATTTATTTGATCCCTGTGCTGTGTTGCTGTGTTCAGCAAATTCTCGAAAGTTTCCTTTTCGGAGTCAGACAAAAGCAGGAGTAGTCCTAGCAGGACTGCAGCCCCGTCGAAGACATAGTTCATCCCCATAGAGGGGGAGTCCATGTGTCGTTCAGTTACTGCTCTGGCCGTCTGCCAGAACTCGAGTTGAGCTTTCAAGCTTTGCCGATTCTCCTCGTCTTTCTCATCGAGAAGAGCTTCTGCGATGCTCAGTTCTACGCCTTCCATCAATCTCATAATCCTAAGTCCTCCAGGGTTATACCAGTCTGTTCATATTTTTTGCTTGCATTGTAGGTCCAGCCGAGTCGATGAATGAAAAATTCCTCGGGGTCCGCTCGGTATTCCTCAAGATCGCTGACCAAGTTCGCAGAGTTAGTTTCGTACTCGTGCCAGGAATATGAGTTGTACTCCGTAGGGAGCATCACGCGGATGAGCCAGAGTCCTTGGGACTCACTTGGTTCGATTTGGACGCTCGGCAGTACCGAGTTGACCGATTTTCCGGCCCATACAAGGGCGGGTCGATCCGGGCCTATGTCCGGGCGGGTGGGGTCATTGCGGCGCATGGGCGGGCCTTATTTTGGCATTTTGGGGCCGTTTAGGGTGTACCCATAGGGTGCAATCGTTCCGGCTAATACTGGCCGACAGCCCCTCACGCTCAAGCGCGTTGTAAAGAGTGCGGCGAAGGCTTTCAGCAGCTTTCGGCGAGTCGCACTCTATGGTAAATGGGCCTTCTGCTGATTGGAGGGTGCTGAGCACCCTCCTCGCAACAGGATTTCGAGTTTTTCCCCTCATCCGGTAAATCCTTCCATGCTCACTTGAATTTGAATTAGCTTGGTCCGAGTGTCAATGACATATAGCAGGTTCTTCTCCTGCTGCATTTGTGTCGGACTGCGCTTGGCAAACTTGGACGGGATTCTCCAAGGGTCCAAGTGTACCACGATGGGCCACTCGAGTCCCTTGGAGCGGTGGCCGGAGGTCAGGACCACTCGTGCCCGGTCGCGGGCAAAAAGCTCGCCCAAGCGTTGCCGTAAGTCACCGGCGTTGTTGACGCTCTCGGCTTCTAGGACAGCGCGAAGACACTCGGCGCGGTCTTCGATCCCTTCGATCTGGTTCTCCTTGCCGTTGGCCAGGGCGAGAGACTTCTGCGAGGACTCCCAATCGCTGATGAGTATTGCGCAAGCCTCTGCACTTGCAGAGTCATCTTTGATGATCTTCTTACTCAAGGTGGTGAGGTTCTTGCCAATGTCTCGGCCAAGCATGGCCACGCCGACTCCTTCGCGGATGAGCTTGAAGGCCAGCGATAGCAGCGGCGCATTGTTCCGGCAAATCACTGCGATCGATCGGTTCTGCGCGATGTCGTCAATTTCCTTCCACGTCCAGTCACCGAGAGATATGATCTCGCCTTCCGGGTTTGTCTCGAAGGCGTTGAAACCGGGAGCGTGCTCCTGGCTTTTCTCGACAATCACTTTCGGGCAGCGAAACGTGGTCGTGAGTGGCAGGTCGAGCCAGTCAGGACGAAGCTCGCGGAGGCGTTCCATCGAGCGATGATCTGCGCCACGAAAGGCATAGATGCTTTGCCGCTGGTCTCCGACAACGATCACGCGGTCGAGTGCGCAATGTCTGATTTGCTCCCGGTTGATCGGGGACAAGTCCTGCGCCTCGTCCACGAGTACAAGGTCGTACTTTTCGAACTTGCCGCCGTATAGGGCACTCATGTAGATTTGATCGTCGAAGGAGATTGTGCCTGCAAAGCTGGCTTTCACGGAGCGGATAAGACATTCGCGAGCGATGCCAGCGAGCGCAGGGTTGGCATCGAGGGACTCTTCGAGGAGCAGGTCTTGCCAAACTTCCTCCGTGTCAGGGACCATTGTGTTATTCGAGTACAGCTTGAAGTGGTCAGGGACAAGTCCACTGTTCATTGCTGCCGAGACTACCCGGCGGATTGTGTCCCAGTCATCCATCGATGCGTCGAAGTTCATTTCCTTGAGTGTCTCGGTGATGATCTTGCCGAGCTTTCTGTCCTCGACATAAGGGCGACGGCCAATTGTTTTACTCCAGGCTTGGTGCCCGAGGCCGTTGAGCGTTTTCATGGTGAACG